TTTGATAATATATTTGATAGTTGGTCTAAAATACCTTCATTCCCTTTTTACAACGTGGTAAAATATGGAAAAGGAAAATATGGTCTAGAAATAGGACTTGCTGGATACAATAAAGAAAACGTTCTTGTAGAAGTAAAAGACGGTATTTTAACTGTAGAAGGTAAAGTTGAAGATAAAAACATAGACTACGTTCAAAAAGGTTTAGCTTTTAGAAAATTCATTAAACAATTTGAGTTAGCATCTGATGTAATAATTGATGAAGCTGAAATGGTTGATGGACTTTTAAAAATAAAATTAGGTGTTAAAAACCCTGAACTTCACGAAGGTAAGAAAATTAAAGTAAAATAAATGATACCCTATAACGATTGTGAGCATTATTGGCTTACTAAAAAGTAATACTTGACAGCTATATATAAAAGTATATATAGCTGTTCAAGAAATATGGAAGACAAAATAGTATATGTAGTTCAGGATGTGCCAGGAAGTCGTGCTGGTATGCCTAAAATTAATATTATAGGTGCAGCTAATTTTGGTAAGCTAAAAGTTTTGCTTCCAGAAAATGCACAAATAATTTTAAGTTCAGGACCTGTAATCTTTAAATTAAAAAGATTATTAAAAGATTATAAACCTACAGACTATTTACTACTTACAGGTGATCCTGCAATAATAGGACTTGCATGTTCGATTGTGAGTGATTATACTAATGGGAGATATAATCTTCTTAAATGGGATAAACAAGAAAGAAGATATTATCCAATAGAAATAAACTTAAACCAGAAAGAAGAAGCAAATGTCGACGATAAACTTTGAAGATGACCAAATCAAATCTGTAACCCAGATTGATGCAGCAAAATCCTTATCAGATAAGGTGCTAGAATTAAAAGATCTAGAAGATGAGATTCAAAATGCAGAAGAAAGTATTAACAAGTTAAAAGAAAAGGCTCGTATACTTTCTCAGGTAGAAATACCTTTAATGATGCATGAAATGCATATTACAAAATTAAAGCTAAAAGATGGTGAGTCTGTAGAAGTAAAACCTTTTTACAGTGCGTCTATTTCTCCGGAAAATCAGGAGAAGGCTTTTGAATGGCTTCGTAACAACGGTCTAGGTGATATTATTAAAAATGATGTCACTGTTACCTTTGGTCGTGGCGAAGATAACAAAGCGGCGCAATATGCCGTCTTTGCGCGAGGTCAGGGATTTGAACCAATCCAGAAAGTTGGCGTTCATTCTCAGACACTCAAGGCTGTGGTCAGAGAGCGTATTGAGGCTGGACTCGATATGCCCTCTGATATATTTAAAACGTTTGCGGGTAACCAAACAAAAATAACAAGGAGATAATAGAAAATGGAAACGGGAAACGAGAAGCAAGTAGCAATAAAGAAAGCTGCGCCTTTACCTTCAACAATAATGTTTGAAGATGATGCACATGCCGGTTTTGAGAACGTAAAGCAATCTAGTGTTGCTTTACCAATCTTAAAACTATTACAAAATGGTTCTGCTGAAGCACAAAAACGTAATGCAAATTATGTTCAAGGTGCAGAGCCTGGAATGTTACTAAATACAGTAACAAAGAAAGTTTATGATGGTGCTAAAGGAATAGATGTTATTCCTTGTCATTATAAATTAGAGTATCAAGAATGGTCTGATTTCGGAACTGGTTCAGGAAGACCAGAGAATATATATCCAGATACTTCTGATATTCTTTCTAAGACAACACAAGACGCAACAAAGAAAGATAGATTACCTAATGGTAATTACATTTTAACAGTTGGCCAACATTTCGTTTTAATAGCGGATGCGGATGGTTCTACTGAAACTGCTTTAATATCTATGAGTTCATCTCAAGGTAAAATAAGTAGAAAATGGAATTCCATGATGATGTCTATAACTATGGATGGAAAGAACGGACCTTACACTCCGCCATCTTTCAGCCATATTTATAAGCTATCAACTATCTTAAATTCAGGAAAAGGAAATCAGTGGTATGGATATAATATCCAAAAAACTGGTCCTGTTAATGATAAGGCGACTTATGAAAGAGCAAAACAGTTCTATCAAAGTTTAGCTACAAACGGAAAATAAAACTAATTAATTGGGTGGTAGAAATACCACCCAATTCTAGAGGGGAAAATGTTAGAAAGATTTAAGGAGATATTTGCTGGGCTTCAAACAGCCTACGGACAAACTAAAGTTACAGATGAGTTGTCCGAAAATGGCAAACATGAGGCTAAATCATTTACAATAAAAAAACCAGTTACAGATTTATTATGGAAAGCTCATTTAGATGGAGCTGAACCAGCATTAGGTATTGTTCCAATTAGAGAAGATAATAAATGTAGATGGGGATGTATTGATATTGATACTTATCCATTTGACCATAAAGCTTTTATTAAAAAAATTAGAGATAAAGATATACCTATGATTTTATTTAGATCTAAATCAGGTGGTGCGCATGTATTTTTATTTGCTAGAGAATTTGTAGCAGCTAGTTTAATGAGAGAAAGACTAAAGAAGATTGCAGGTGTGTTAGGATACGCAAAAGCAGAAATATTCCCTAAACAAGATTTTATTAGAACAGATAGAGGAGATACAGGAAGCTTTTTAAATGTTCCTTATCATAATAGTAATAAATCAGTTAGGTTTGCTTTTGATGATAATGGTAATGAATTAAAATTAGAAGATTTCTTTAAGTTATATGACAAGTATTCATTAACTGAAAAAGATTTATTTAATTTAAAAATTGTTGAAACAGATGATTCAGATGATTTTTTAAAAGGTGCACCACCTTGTTTACAAACAATATTAAAAGACGGAATGCCAGAAGGTGGAAGAAATGACATGATGTACAACATTGGTGTTTATTTAAAGAAAAGATTTCAAAATGAATGGCAAGCTAAGATGTATATTTATAATGAAAAATATATGAGACCACCTCTTAGTCATACTGAAATAACAAGATCAATAGAATCTGTTGGTAAAAAAGAATATAGATATAAATGTAAATTAGAACCTATTGTTAGTTACTGTAATGCTAAACTTTGTTCTAAAAGAGAATTCGGCGTTGGAGATGATGTTCCACCTCCAGAGATAACTGAAATTAGAAAATATACATCAGATCCTCCCATTTACTTTGTGAGTATTGATGGTGAAAGTGTTGAGGTAGATAATGCAACAATACATGATGCTGAGAAGTTTTCTATGGCGTGTATGGATCAGATATCTAGACCTATGCTTCCTATTGGGAAGATTATATGGAGAAAACAATTAGTTAAGTTATTTGCTAATGTGCAGGAAGTTAAAGCACCTGATTCTTCTAAAATAGATGTTCAATTAAAAGATCTGTTAACTGATTTTATAAGTAAATCTTCAGGTAAAGAAATACAGGATGTTTTAAGGGGTTTACCGTTTTCTGATCCTGCTGAAAAGAAGACATATTTTAAATTTAAAGATTTTTGGAAATATTTACAAAGAACTAAATCTTGGCCAGATAAAACTTATCCAAGGCAAAAAACATTAAGGTTATTAGATCAGTTATTTGAAGCAAGAGAAGAAGTAGTTAAAATAGAAAACATAGCTCATAGAGTATTAAAAATGGAAACTATTAAGTTAGATAAACCTAATATTAGACAAACAAAATTAAAGAAAGCTTCATTTGAATGAGAACAATTATTCCAGGACCTCCAGGAACAGGTAAGACCCATCATTTAATTAATCATTATTTGAAGAAAGAAATAGAAGAACATAAAACTCCTACTAATAAAATTGCTTATATTGCTTTTAGTAATGCAGCTACGAATGAAGCATTAAAGAGAATAGGTAATTTATTTACTGATAAGAATGTTAGGAAAGAATTTCCTAATGTAAGAACTATGCATACAATGGGAACAAGGGAACTTAGAATAAATACTAATGAGAGATTATTAAAAGGATCTAAATGGAAAGCATTTAAAAATTTTTCAAGGATATGTACTGATATTTCTTTTGAAGAAGGTGTATATGAAAACGGTATGCCTGCTTATCAAGGTAAAGAAATGAAGATCATAGAATATTCAAGATCAAAGAAGATATCTTTATTACAATCAGCCATAGAATTAGACTACCATCATTTTGTAAATATAAATTTTGTTGAACAGGTTTATGCCGATTTAGAATCATATAAAGAACAAACAGGAATGATTGAATATTCCGATATGATTAAACAGTTTGTTAAGAAAGATAAATGTCCTCCCCTTGATGTAGTCTTTCTTGATGAAGCCCAAGATCTGAGTCCTCTGCAATGGGACATGTTTTTTTACATTGAATCAAAATGTAAGAGATCTTACATTGCAGGGGATGATGACCAAACGATTTATTCGTTTCAAGGTGCTGATGCAGATATCTTTATAAATTTAAAAGGAACATTAGATCCAAGAACACAATCAAGAAGAGTTCCAAGAGCTGTTCTTAAGAAAGCATTAACTATTTTACCACATTTAAGTAAGAGAAGAGAAAAAATTTGGTTACCAAGAGACGCTAAAGGTAATGTGTATGAAAATTGTTTATTAGATAATATTGATTTCACACAAGGTAATTGGATGGTTTTAACAATAACTAATGAAATGATGCGTCCNGTTGTGGAACATTTAAATTATTTAAACATAAGATTTAACTGTAAATTCAATGACTTATTNCCNAATCCTTTATTACGAGCNTATCGTGTTTGGATAAGATTAAATCAAGGTGCAACTGTCAGTGGAGAAGAAGCTCAAAGTGTTTATGAATATTTATCTTACGATATGAAACATACTAAGTGGGGTTTCACAGGTGGCAAGTCTNTAGAAGCTATTAATAGTGTAGANTTAGATGAACTAATGTTAAATCATGGTTTATTAATAAGCGGAAGCTGGGAACAATTAAATATAAAAGAAGAATCAAAATTATATATTAAAAAATTATTAGATTTAGGTGAAGATTTATTTAAAGACGCTAGAATTAAAATATCTACAATGCACGGTGTTAAAGGTGAGCAATGCGATAATGTAGTTGTGTTCACTGATTTAACAAGGAAAATCTATGAAGAAGCATTAAAGAATGCTGATCCTTTACATAGAACGTTTTTTGTAGGTCTAACCAGAACAAAGGAGAATCTATATATTATGCAACCAACTGAAGAGTATTACTACACAATAGGAGATCCAATACTATGACAAACAAAGCTTTTTTTAAACAAGTGGGTGGAGCTCATTATAAAAAAATGAAAATACAACCTTCTAAATTTATAAATGAGAACGATTTACCGTTTGCAGAAGGTAACGCAATAAAGTATATATGTAGACATAAACTTAAAGGTAAGAAAGAAGATATACTAAAAGCAATTCATTATTTAGAAATGGTTATTGAAAGAGATTATAATGTTTGAAGTTCANAAAGAATGGATTTGTCCAGATAACTTCCCCAGTCTTAAAGGCTATAGTCATNTNGCTATTGACTTAGAGACTAAAGATCCTGAGTTAAAAGCAAAAGGATCGGGAGCTATTAGAGAACAAGGAAACATTGTTGGTATAGCTGTAGCTGTTGAAGGATGGTCTGCTTATTATCCAATAGCTCATGAAGGTGGTGGTAACCTAGATAAAGATAAAGTTATGTCTTGGATTAAAGAAGTATGTGCACTTCCTAATATTAAATTATTTCACAATGCAATGTATGACGTATGCTGGCTTCGAGCGGCGGGCGTCGAGATTAAAGGTCAAATTATAGATACTATGGTTATGGCATCTTTAATTGATGAAAACAGATTATGGTATT